AAGATGCTTTAAACGAGTTTTACCGTCAGTTTCCAAGAACTACAGAACATGCGTTTAGAGATGAAACAAAAAACAGTATATTTAATTTAGTTAAATTATACGAACAAATAGATTACAACGAAGGTTTAGGTAATACATTAGGTATTACAACTGGAAGTTTTCAATGGATTAACGGTATAAAAGATTCAAATGTAATGTTTTATCCAAATCCAAAAGGTAGGTTTAAAGTTAGTTGGACACCACCATCACATTTACAAAATCGTTATATTGTAAAAAATGGTTTAAAATATCCTGGTAATGAGCACATAGGTGCTTTTGGTTGTGACTCATACGATATATCAGGAACTGTAGATGGTCAAGGGTCAAAAGGAGCTTTACATGGGTTAACAAAGTTTAGCATGGAAGACGCACCGCCTAGCCAGTTTTTCTTAGAATATATAGCTAGACCACAAACAGCTGATATGTTTTTTGAAGATGTTTTAATGGCTTTAGTTTTTTATGGTATGCCAATGCTTGCTGAAAATAACAAACCTAGATTATTATATTATTTAAGACGTAGAGGTTATAGAGGTTATTCGATGAATAGACCTGATAAAGTTTGGAATAAATTATCTACAACAGAAAAAGAAATAGGTGGTATACCAAACACTAGTGAAGATATAAAACAAGCTCACGCTGCAGCAATTGAAATGTATATTCAAGAAAAGGTGGGTGAAGTAAAAGAAGGTCAATATGGTAATATGTATTTTAATACAACGCTTAATGACTGGAGTAAGTTTGACATAAATAAAAGAACAAAATACGATGCAACTATTAGTTCTGGTTTAGCTATAATGGCTTGTAATAGGCATTTATATAAACCAAATCCAAAAGTTGAAAAAGTACCTGTAAACATAAGTATTGCAAGATACAACAATAGAGGAATAAATTCAAAAATAATAAAGTAAATATATGGCAGAGTCTGTACATAAACATTTTCCTTCTCAAGTTGTTAGTGATTTAGAAAAAATGACTATCAAGTATGGTTTAGAAGTTGGTAAAGCTATCGAGCTAGAGTGGTTTGATGGTCCATCTTCTCATAGATATTCACACCATCAAAGAAGATTTCATAATTTAAGATTATACGCAAGAGGAGAACAATCAATACAAAAATATAAAGATGAATTATCTATTAATGGTGATTTATCTTACCTTAATTTAGACTGGACGCCTGTGCCAATTATACCTAAGTTTGTTGATATAGTTGTAAACGGTATGGCTAACAGAAGTTTTGACTTAAAATCTTATTCTCAAGACCCATTTGGAGTTGCTAAAAGAACTGAATATATGGAGTCTATAATGAAGGACATGAGAACAAAAGAGTTTAATGACCAAGCAAAACAACAATTTAACATGGATCTTTATGCTAATGATCCAGAAAAACTACCTGAAACAGTAGATGAATTAAGACTTCACATGCAATTAACTTATAAGCAAGAAGTTGAAATGGCTAATGAACAAGCTATAAATGTGTTAATGGAAGGTAGTAGATATGATCTTACGAGAAGAAGATGCTTAGAAGACTTAACTGTTCTAGGTATTGCAGCTGTAAAAACTACATTTGATTTTAGTGAAGGCGCTCAAGTAAAATATGTTGATCCAGCAAACTTAGTTTATTCACATACAGACTCACCATACTTTGATGATATATATTATGTTGGTGAAGTAAAAGAAGTTCCAATAAATGAAGTTGCAAAAGAGTTTCCACATTTAACTCAAGAAGATCTAAAACAAATACAAAGAGATTATTCTGCATATAATAGAGGTAAAATAACTAATGCTGATAATGATAAAAACAAAGTAAATCTTTTATATTTTAACTATAAAACATTTATGAACGATGTTTATAAAGTTAAAAAATTATCTTCAGGTGCAGAAAGAACTATAAGAAAAGATGATAACTTTAGACCACCTGCAGATGCAGCTGATTATTCAAGAATACAAAGATCTGTAGAGTGTTTATTTGAAGGTGTTAAAGTTTTAGGATCTGAAAAAATGTTAAGATGGCGTAAAGCTACAAACATGATGAGACCTAAGAGTGATTACAATAAAGTTAAAATGAATTACTCTATAGTTGCACCTAAAATATATAATGGTAAAATTGAATCTATAGTTAGTAGAATTACTAGTTTTGCTGACATGATTCAATTAACACATTTAAAATTACAACAAGTATTATCACGTATGGTGCCAGATGGTGTTTATTTAGACATCGATGGCTTAGCTGAAGTTGATTTAGGTAACGGTACTAATTATAATCCACAAGAAGCATTAAACATGTTTTTCCAAACTGGTAGTATAATTGGTAGATCATTTACTGGTGATGGTGATCAAAATCCTGGTAAAATACCTATACAAGAAATATCAAATGGTCAAGGTGCAGGTAATAAATTGCAAGCACTTATAGGTAATTATAATTATTATCTACAGATGATTAGAGATGTGACAGGTTTAAACGAAGCTAGAGATGGTAGTATGCCAGATCAAAGATCATTAGTAGGTATACAAAAACTTGCAGCTGCTAATTCAAACGTAGCAACTAGACATATATTAGATGCTAGTTTATTTTTAACTGTTGAAGCTGCAGAGCAATTATCATTAAGAGTTTCAGATATAATAGAGTATTCACCAACAAAAGATGCGTTTATACAAGCTATAGGCGCTCATAACGTTGCTACTCTTGAAGAAATGTCAACGTTACATTTATATGACTTTGGTATATTTATAACGTTACAACCTGACGCAGAAGAAAAACAAGTGTTAGAAAATAACATACAAATGGCTTTACAACAAAAATTAATAGACTTAGACGATGCTATTGATTTACGTGAAGTTAAAAATTTAAAAATGGCTAATCAGCTTTTAAAAATACGTAGAAAAAAGAAAGCTGAAAGAGATCAAAAGCTTGCTGAAAGAAATATGCAAATGCAGTCACAAACAAATCAACAAGCTGCACAAGCTGCATCTCAAGCTAAAATGCAAGAAAAACAAGCTAATACACAGTCTGAAATAGAACTTGAAAAAGCTAGAAACGAAATGAGAATACAATACCTAAAAGAAGAAGCTGCGTTAAAAAGAAAACTTATGGATCATGAGTTTGAAATTAACAAAAAACTTCAAGGTATGCAAGCTGACGCTAAAATGAAAAGTGACAGCAACAAAGAAGATCGTAAAGATCAAAGAGAAGAAAATAAGCAAGCCCCAAGATTTGAATCATCAGGTAATGATGTTATGGGACAAGGCTTAGATATAAACGCTTAATTATTTAATATTATTTTATCATGGAAGAAAACAATGAAGTAGTTGAAGAAACTACACAACAACCTGTGGAGGAAACCACTGAACAAAAACAAGAAGAATCACACGTGTCTTTTAACGAAGATGGTGATATAAAAGTAGATTTAAACAAGTTTAACGAATTAAACAAAGAACAAGATGCCGTTTCAGAGCCACAAACAGAGGAAGTTCCTGTACGCGACGAATCCGAAGCTAGCGAAGGAGTTCAGCAAGAAAACGTCGAAACAACAAATGAAGAACTTGCCAGAGAAGAAGAACAAACCGTTCAAAATGAAGAATCAGCAACTACTGAAAATGTTGAAGAAGAACAGATAGTAGAAATGCCTGAGAATATCCAAAAGTTGATGAACTTTATGGAAGAAACAGGTGGTGATTTAGCTGATTACGTTAGACTAAATACAGATATAAAAGATTTAGATGACTCAGAGGTTTTAAATGATTACTACAAATTAACAAAACCACATCTAGATAATGAAGAAATTAATTTTTTATTAGAAGATAAGTTTTCATACGATGAAGACGAAGCTGATGAAAAAGAAATAAGAAGAAAAAAATTGGCCTTAAAAGAGCAAGTTGCGGAGGCTAGAGCCTACTTAGACGGGCAAAAGTCTAAATATTATGAAGACATCAAAGCTGGTTCAAAGCTTACGAGTGAGCAACAACAAGCTATTGAGTTTTATAATAATTATTCACAGGAAGAAGAGCAGAGCTTGAAAGTTGTAAAGCAACAGCAAGAAGCTTTCTTAAACAAAACAAACCAAGTATTCAATAATGAATTTAAAGGTTTTGAGTTTAATGTTGGTGACAAAACTATTACTTACAATATTCAAGATGTTGAAAAAACTAAAAACACGCAAACTGATATAAATAACTTCGTTGGAAAGTTTCTAAACGATAAATCAATTATGGAAGATGCTGCGGGTTATCATAAAGGTTTATTCACTGCAATGAATCCTGACGCGATAGCTAAACATTTTTATGAACAAGGCAAATCGGATGCTATAAAGCAAACGGTTTCTGAAACAAAAAATATAGATACGTCTAGACAGTCTCATAAAGTTTATGAAGGTGAGGGCGGTATTAAGTTTAGAGTTTTAGGCGAAGATTCAAATGATATGAAGCTACGTATTAAAAAACGAAACTAAATATTAATTAAAAACATTTATTAAAATGGCTGTAACAGGTGTAGCGGCTGGTAAATTAACTCCAGCCCCAAGTAAACAAACCCTAGCTACTGCGTACATTGATTTCGCAAACGCTGGGTCGAACAGTGCAAACTGGGCGCAACAATACCTGCCAGACTTAATGGAAAAGGAAGCTGAAGTATTCGGTAACAGAACTATCTCAGGTTTCTTATCTCAAGTTGGTGCAGAAGAAGCTATGGCAGCTGATCAAGTTATTTGGTCAGAGCAAGGTAGATTACATTTATCTTACAAAGCTGTAGCTGGATCAAACGTATCTGGTGAACTAAGATTAACTATGACAAACGCAACTGATGTTGATGGTAATTCTATCGGTAACGGTGGTCTTGATCATGGTATTAGACCAGGTGATATGGTATTAGTATCTGATGCTAACAAAACTGTACAAGCTTATGTACAAACTGTAGCAACTTCAGGTACTGCAACTGTAGACTGTGAAAGATACGATGGTAACGCAAATGGTTTAGCTGATCTTGATGCTTCAGGATTAGTTGTACTAGTTTATGGATCTGAGTATGTTAAAGGATCTATAGGTAGAGCTGGTGCTAACAAGCCAGAGCATTTATCAAGAAAAAACAAGCCAATCATATTAAAAGACAAGTATGAAGTATCAGGATCTGATGCATCTGCTATCGGTTGGGTTGAAATTTCTGGTGAAGAAGGTCAATCAGGTTACCTATGGTACTTAAAAGCTTCTGGTGACACTAAAGCTAGATTCTCTGATTACTTAGAAATGGCAATGTGTGAATCAGTATCTGCTGGTGCAAACATGGCTGACTCTACTGTAACTGGTGCAACAGGTGCTATCGGTGGAACTGAAGGTTTATGGGAAGCTCTAGAAGATAGAGGTAACATAACTAACTTCTTCGATGGATCTGGTACTGCTGCTGATGCATTAACTGAATTTGACGCTATAATCGCTGAGCTTGATAAAAACGGTGCTATTGAAGAAAACATGCTTTTCGTAGATAGAGGTGCTGCTTTACAAATCGACGATATGTTAGCTGCTCAAAATTCTTACGGTACTAATGGTACTTCTTTTGGAGTATTTAACAACTCTGAAGACATGGCATTAAACTTAGGTTTCTCAGGATTTAGAAGAGGATCTTACGACTTCTATAAGTCTGACTTTAAATACCTAAACGATGCTGCAACTAGAGGTTTGATTAACTCTAAAGATGTTGCTAACGCAATACATGGTGTTATGATACCTGCAGGTGTATCTTCAGTTTATGACCAATCATTAGGTAAGAACTTAAAGAGACCTTTCTTACATGTACGTTTTAGAGCTTCTAACTTAGAAAGCAGAAAGTACAAAACTTGGACTACTGGTTCGGTTGGTGCTACTACTTCTGATTTAGATGCGATGGAAATGCATTTCTTATCTGAAAGATGTTTAGTAGTACAAGGTGCAAATAACTTTGTATTATTAAAAGGAACTAGCTAGACTAGATTATTTATAAGGATCGAGGCTTCGGCCTCGACCCTTTATTTTATTAACTTATATTATATTATATCATGAAAAAAGAAGAAAAAATAGAAGAGGTAGAGGTACCTGTTGTTGAGACACCAGTTGTTGAAACAAAAAAACCAACAAGAGTTGAGCCATCAGTACAAGAAATTGATGGTTGGGAAATAAAACAAAGAACTTATGTTTTAAAAAATGGTAAAAGACCATTGTCTTATTCTATAAGAGCTAGAGGTATGTATTACTTTGATGAAGAAAAAGGTTATGAAAGAGAAATACAGCTAACTAGAAACCAAAACACAGTCTTTGTTGATGAATTTAAAGGTGATGTTAGACCTGCTAGAATTGTTTTTAGAAACGGTTATATTTCTGTTCCAAAAGAACAAGTTATTATGCAGAAAATGCTTTCACTATATCACCCTTCAAAAGACAAACTTTATGTTGAGTTACAACCAAAAGCTCAAGCCGCTTCTGAATTAACTAACATAAATATAGAGCTTGACGCGATGATAGCTGCTAGAGAAATGGATATTGACATGGTAGAAGCTATTATGCGTACAGAGATTGGCTCTAGAGTTACAGAGATGACTTCTAAGGAACTTAAACGAGATGTTCTTGTGTTTGCTAAGAATAATCCAAAGCTGTTCTTAAATTTAATGAGTGATGAAAATATACATCTTAGAAATTTAGGTATAAAAGCTTGTGAGCAACACATTATACAACTTTCAGGTGATCAAAGAACATTTACCTGGGGATCAACTGGTAGAAAACTACTAAACGTTCCGTTTGAAGAACATCCTTATTCAGCTTTAGCCGCGTGGTTTAAAACTGATGAAGGTATGGAAGTTTTAAAATCTGTTGAAAAACAATTAAGATAAACAAATAGTATGTAATCACCCTTCGGGGTGGTTACAATACTTTAATAAAAAACAATATATGGCAATAATAGTAGCTGGTCAAACGACCATAAGTATAGATACAGTATATCAAAGAGTTTTAGCACTGGCTAACAAAGAACAAAGAGGCTATATTACGCCACAAGAATTTAACTTGCATGCAAATCAAGCTCAACTAGATATATTTGAGCAATACTTTTATGATTTAGCTGCAATGACTAACCTTAGTAAAAGAGATGAAGCAAACAAAGGACCAGGAGCTAACAATGCGTTAGAGCCAGACTTTGGTGATACTGTTAATATACTTAGAGAAAAAATATCTATATATAAAGGTACAGATGTAGCTTTAGATGTAGATGCTTCAAACAAGTGTTACAAATTACCTGATTTATCATCTACAATATATCGAACAGGACGAATGTACTATTCTGGTACAGATGGATCGTCAATTCCAATAGAACGTATACACCAGCATGACTTAGACAAAATAGTAGAGTTTTTTACAGCTAAATCAGCTAGTAAATGGCACACTAATGATGATGCTGACTTTTTTTACACAGAAAATACGGATGGTAGTTTTTCTTTGTATAAAGAAGATTCAACTACACCTATAACAACAGCTGGTCAATTAAAAGTTGAAGTTGTAGCTGAAGTTCCTAGAGCAGTAAACTGGGGTTATGTTGTAGTAAACGAGCAAGCTTTATATAACGCTGCAACATCAGTTGATTTTAATTTACATAGATCAGAAGAAACTAACTTAGTTATAAAGATATTAGAACTAGCTGGTATAACAATAAACAAACCAGGATTAGTACAAATAGCTTCAAATGAAGAAGCTCAAAATGACGGACAAACAAAATAATAAAAAATGCCAAACAACTTAATAACACTAACACATCAACAATATTATCAAGGTCCTGACGGTACTCAGCTTAGTGGTGATGATTCACAATACGGTAATTATCAGTTTGCTAAAGTTGACGATGTTATAAATGATATTATTGCTACTTACTGTGGTCCAGATAAAATGTTAGAAGGTACTAGAAAGTCTGATGTTAGATACCATGCTTATAGAGCAACTCAAGAATTAAGCTTTGATACTTTCAGATCTACTAGATCTATGGAAATAGAAGTGCCACCATCATTAATTATGGCTTTACCACATGATTTTGTAGGTTATGTAAAAATAACTTGTAAAGATGATCACGGTATAGAAAGAACTTTAATGCCAGCTATAGTAACTAGTAATCCAACAGCATACAATCAAGATGCTGATTACAACTTACAATTTGACGGTAACGGCGAAGCTACACTTGCTAGTGATTCAAACACTTGGACAGATTACAAAGCTAGTAGTACAGATAATTCTTCTACACTAGATACTAAGTATGATGACACTGATTATATAGAAGATTCGAGTGGAGCAATATATGGCGCTGAGCCTAGACACATGAATGCTAATGGATCTTTTTACATAGATTATTCAAGAGGTAGAATACATTTTAGCGGTAACATTAATGGTAAAACTGTAACATTAAAATACATAAGTGATGGCGTTGCTTATTTACAAAGTGGTGTAGCAGCTGATGCTGGTGGTGTTAGTTGGTCAGCAGAAACAAATGTTGAACAAGATTTTATCGTACATAAGTTTGCACAAGAAGCTATGATAAAACACGTGTTGTATGCTTGTATGCAAGGTAGAAAAAATGTAGATTATAATATGTTACAATTGCTTAAAAAAGAAAAGTTTGCAGAAACTAGAAAAGCAAAAATAAGATTATCAAGTATTAAAATTGAAGAGATTACTCAAATATTAAGAGGTAAGTCTAAATGGATTAAACACTAACACATGGCTGAAATTAAAAGAAATTTTGGGCAAGCGAAAATGAACAAGGACATGGACGAAAGAGTCCTAGAGCCTGGTCAATATCGTGATGCCAACAACATACAAATAGCAAGTTCTGATGGATCTGACGTTGGATCAGTTCAAACTATATTAGGTAATACTGAAGTAACTGCTGATGTTGTGTTGGATGATTTCTCTACGTGTGTAGGCGTTTATCCTGTGCCTGAAGACGATATGATATATTACTTTGTTTATGGTGGTGGTCATCCAAATTTAGCTGGCCATCAACCTGATATATACAAAGATTATATAATACAATACAACACCAACACACAAAACGTTAAATATGTTTTTGTTGATATATATAAAGTAAAAGATCAAACAAACGAAACTATTAATAACACCGCTAAATTAAGAGTTGCACCCGGTACAAGTCCTGGTGACGTTTACAACTATACTGGTATAAGAAAAGGTATGCTTGTTACTGGTACTTTTACAAACAGTAGTGGTGGTAACATAACAGCACCAAACGGAACTACAGTTGCTAATAGTGCCACATATTACGTAAGTGAAAATGACAATGTTGAAGTTACAGATGTTATTAGAGATGGTAGTAATGGTTTTGATATAATATTATCTAAAAACTTAACAACAACAAGTAGCGACACTGCGGTGTTTACAATACCAAGAGTTCTAGAGTTTAGTCCATTTAGAAAAATAACAGCAATAGATCACGTTGATGATATACTATTTTTTAGTGATGGTGATAACGAGCCTAAAAAAATAAATATTAAAAGAAGTATACAAGGTACTGGTGGTAACTTTAGAGTTCAAGGTTGGACTAACACTGTTGCTTTTGATGCTCAAAACAATTCTGCGGCAAACAATACTCAACGTAAAAATATATTCTTTGGTAACAACGCTAACTTTCACACTAGAGTATCTTTAGAAAACGAACTAGCAATGAACAGGTTAGATAATGAGCCTGTGTTTACAAGATTAAGAGATATAACAGTTATAAAGCCTTCACCTAAATTTCCATTAAAACTAACTATGTCTAGCCAGGTTATTGACAGAATACCTGTAAATTCTGACGGTAGTCTTGGCGATGCAAACTCAACTGCAAGTATATTATCTGCAGCTACAAAATTTAGAGATTCAAGCGGAGATGTATTTGAGTCTGGCCACACTATGAATGTAAGTACAACAGCTCCTGTAGATTTTAGAGTTGGTGATATTGTAGTATTAACTGATGACATGGGTGTTGACATACAAGATCTTGATCCTGCAGAGGCTTTAGTTAGAGCTACTATAACTGATGCGCCTGGTGGTATGCCAAACAATGGTGGGTCAACTGGTCCTTATGAATTAACAATAAACTCTGTAAGTGATAGAGTTCAAGCTATAAACACAGACTTTCAAATAGCTTTAGAACAAGAAATAAGCTTGTTTAAATTTAAATTCCCTAGATTTTCATATAGATATAAATATGTGGATGGTGAGTATTCTGCTTTTGCACCGTTTACAGAAGTTGCATTTTTACCTGGAAATTTTGATTATGTAGCTAAAAAAGGTTTTAACTTAGGTATGGTTAATCAAGTTAAAACAATAAAATTAGAAAACTATTTTCATGAGTTTAATTTAGTACCTTCAGAAGTTGTAGGTATAGATTTATTATATAAAGAAGAAACAAGTCCTGTAGTATATACTGTTAAAAGTTTAACATCTGATAACAAAAATCCAGAGTGGCCAGACAGAACAAACATAAGAAATAAAGGATCATATACCATAACATCTGAAATGATACATGCTGTAGTTCCTTCTAATCAAATATTAAGACCTTATGACAATGTTCCTAAGTCTGCTAAGGCTTTAGCTATAACAGGTAACAGATTAGTCTTTGGTAACTATAAACAAAATTATGATTTAGAAGGTGATATAAACTTAAGAACTCAGTGGCGTCATGAGTTTGGTAGTAATTACAAACAACCAAGTGCTGATGGGTTAAAGTCTGTAAAAACACTTAGAACATATCAAGTTGGTGTTGTATTTAGTGATGACTTTGGTAGAGAAACACCTGTGTTAGTACCAAAAAATACTAGTGGTATATTTTTAGATAAAAAATATTCTTGCCACACAAACAAACTTAATGTAAGATTAGATTATACAGGTACAAAAGTTTCATCATGGGCTAAATACTTAAAGTATTATATAAAAGAAACTTCAAACGAGTATTATAACTTAGCAATGGATCGTTGGTACGATGCTGAAGATGGTAACGTATATTTAAGCTTTCCTTCTAGTGAAAGAAATAAAGTTGATATAGATACATATTTAATACTTAAAAAACAACATGACTCTGATACAGCAGTATTAGAATCAGCTAGATACAAAATATTAGATATATCTGATGACGCTCCTGATTATATAAAGACAAAGAAAATAACTCACGGATCTGTTGCTTTTGATAATAGTACAAGTGTTGCTACTGGTAATGCTTTTCACACAACTTTAACAACTCAAGTTAATTTTATTGTTGCAAATGCTGACTGGCAAAGCACTTTTGGTGAAGACTTTCTTGCAGATACATGGTCGCGTGTAGGCTCAGGACGTGGTTACGTTAGATTAATAGGTACATCTGGTAGTAATATTGTTACTACTGACTGGGTGCAAGTTGCAAACATAAAAAGATTAGGTGCTAGTGGATCAAATTCTAATTTTGCTATAAGAATAAACAATAAATTTGGTGATGATGCTAACATGGATTTATTTGGCGCAGCTGTAAGTTACACGTTAGAACTTAGAGAAGATAGTGTCACTCAAAGACCAGAGTTTGATGGTAGATTTTTTGTTAAAGTATTTAAAGATTTATTATTAGAAAAAGCTGTAATGGTTGATCTAGATCCTACCGCTAGCTTAAGTTTAATAAAATCCTTTGACATACGCTTAGTTGTTGGTGTTCAAAATAAAAATGGTAGCAACTTTAACGGTCACCCTACATCAACATCAACAAGTTCTGCTGGTCACACACATACTTACCATAATGGTAACTTTACAGATTTTAATCAAAGTTTTCACAACAGTTTTAATGCACAAAATGAAGGTTTTGGTTTTTGCGCTTCTCGTTCTCGTACAGAAGATTGGTGGGTAAATTTTGGTAACGATAAAATGTATATAGCTGGTTTTAATTTTGCTAGAGCTGTTTACACAAGTCCTGGAGTACCTCATCATGGCGATGTAAACGGTGTAGACACAAGCCATTTAGGTGGTTTTGGTTTAGGTAAAGGTTGTATATCGCATGCAAGTAGTTATTCAAGATTATTCTTTGGTATGTCAGCGCGTTTTAGTGGCTTAACATCTACTCAAAGAGATTTTTATGAGACGATGAAAAAACCTGGTACTATATTTAAGTTTAGAGATGACCCAACAGATACGTATTATAGAGTTATAAAGCGAGGTGGTTATTCTAATTTAGCCCATTATCATGACTCTGCAGGCTGTTCTATATGTGATGAAGGTGAGCAAAACGGTGCTTGTGATGGATCTTTGTTTAATATAATGTTTGAAAGGTTAGATGGTAACGGGCCTATGGACCCAAGTGAGTTTGATATATTAAGCTTAATGAAGTCAAATGGTACAACTTCAACACCTATTGATATATTTCAACAAGACTATGTTTCTGAAAGCGGTGGATCTGAGTTATCTACAGATAATCCAGCTATATTTGAAACTGAGCCTAAAGAAGATGTTGGTTTAGATTTATATTACGAAGCAACAGGTTATTTACCTTTAGATGTAAACGCAGATACAAACGAATTATTAATACCAATTGGATCAACATTAACAAACGTAAGAAACGCATCTAGTGTTCTTCACAAAGCTGCAGACGGCGTAACAGATGTTATATATGAAGTTACAGCTGTAAACCAAGATGATAATAAAGACATAACAAACATAACAGTTAGAAACACTATTGATGGCACAATGGGCTTAACAGACGCTCTTAACCATAATCAAGTTATTGGTATACAAAGATTTGATGGATCAACAATATCTTTATATGTAGTTAAAGAAAGTGGTAACTATGCTGCTAGTGATACAGCTATAGGTGTATTAACTGGTAATTCACCAACAGATCCACAAGGAAGTGCAGTGCCATGGAGAGCTCCACACTTTAATCCAATGACTTTAGGTTGGAGCAATGTGTTTGCTTTTGGTAATGGTATTGAGTCTGATAGAATTAGAGATGGTTTTAATTTATCTCAATTATCTAATGGAGTTAAAGCATCAACAACACCAGCAGTTCAGTATGCAGAAGAACATAGAAGTAGTGGTTTTATATTCTCAGGTATATTTAATTCTACTAGCGGTGTAAATGATTTAAATCAATTTATACAAGCAGAGCCAATAACAAAAGACTTAAATCCTAGTTATGGTAGTATACAAGCTATGTATGCAAGAAATACTAATACACTAGCTTTTTGTGAAGATAAAGTTTTAAGCATATTAACTAATAAAGACGCTTTATTTAATGCAGATGGCAATGCTAACGTAACATCCTCATCTAATGTTTTAGGCGCTGCAACACCACTACAAGGTGATTATGGTATATCAACAAACCCAGAGTCTCTTGCTATTACACCTGATTCTGTATTTTTCTGTGATCAAATGAGAAGTCAAGTATTAAAACTTCAAGGAAATAGTATATCAGTAATATCTAGTGTTGGTATGAAAGATTATTTTAATGATAACTTAAAAAATATTGATTACGCTGTAGGTAGTTATGATAGTAAAAAATCAGAATATAATTTAACTTTAGTAAACAATAATGGTCCGTTTCAATTAAGACCAACAACTACAACAATTAGTTGGAGTGATACTGTAAACGGTTGGACTAGTTTTAAAGACTTTGCTGGCCTTGAACTTGGCGTAAGTTTAAATAACGAATACTACACGTTTAAAGAAGGGTCGATGTGGAAACATCATACTAACTCAACTGTTAATAATTTTTATGGTACTCAGAATTATTCTGATATAACTATGATATTTAACGATATGCCTAGTTCTGTTAAAAGTTTTAACTTAGTTAATTACGAAGGAACACAAGCTAGAATATCTCAGTTTACAACAGTAACTCAAGATGGTGTTGATTATACTGATGGTGAGTATTATAATTTAACTGCTAAAACAGGTTGGTATTTAGAAAATTTAACTACAGATTTACAAGATGCTGAGAACATAGAGTTTAAAGAAAAAGAAGGTAAGTGGTTTGCAAACTTAAAAGGTGTAACATCGACTGAAGATAATTTAGATCAAAAAGAGTTTTCAGTTCAAGGTTTAGGAACTGCATCGGTATCATCTAGTGGATCAACTGGTAAGCTTTATGAAATAAGAGTAAGAGTTAGCTCAACAGCTTCTGACGGTACAAACTGGGACTCAAGTGGTGCTGATACTACAGACTTTAGAATTTTAGATGGACCTACTATATTACAAACAGAAGGTGCTAGCACTGGAACTGGATCGGTTTATGCTACTATAACTAATCAAATTATAAACTCATCTGGAGCTACAGTTTACTCTGGCCTTAATTTAGATGCAGCTGACTTTTCAACTCCTGGTGGTACATATTCAACTTCAGGAACTGGTAACGCTACAGCTTACACTTATACTAATGATGGTAGTTGGAACGCTGATCCAGAAGTTTCAAAAGTTGTATTTACAAATAATGGTATAGCTGGTGATCCTGGTAACACTGTAAATGTGCAAATACACTATAGCTCTTTTACAATGCCTAGTGCGCACAAGAATATATTTGCCGATGTTGATTATGGTGGTACGACTATAATAACTAGTGGATCAAGAAATAGAGATGTTGTGTTTAGAGTTAGTTATGACGATCAACCTGTAAGTGGTGAAAGTAATCCTGATAACATCACTATAACAAACACAACTATTACTAATATAACTAAAACGTCAGACGATGGTTATGCTCCGCTAAATAAAACTGATAAACACACTGGTATTGTTCCAGAAGGTCAAACAACTTTAGTAGCAAAATACAATATAACTGCTGATAATGATTATTATTTAGAGCCTATATCAGGAAGTAACGATGGTATAAATGTACGTTGGAACGTTTTACCTTCAAATGCTGCTTACGAGCCTTTTTACACTTTTAATGTAGTAAACGATTTTCACACTGCAACTGGTCAAACAACTCGTATAAAAAGTTGTGCTTTAGAAATAAGTTATACTCCACCTGTTGGAATACCTGGTCTTGATCCAGATCCTTCAGACATGAACGCCGTGCTCAATGACATAAGACTTACACATAATGTAAAAGCACTACCTACTGTTGGTAACCAAGTAATTCAAGCTACTAGACTAAATCAAGTTTTTCCTGGAGGACAACAAGTTATTCAAGTAACTTCTAACTCTGTAGGTAATTTTAAATTAAAGCTTTTAAAATTAAACGCTGGACTTACTGCTGCAACTGGATCGTATGACTTTGCAAATACAGCTTGGAATTTTAGCGATGCTACAAAAGAACTTGCAGATGCTTTTGTTGCTGCTGATGAAGTACCAGGTTTACCAGGTTTATTTACTAGAACTTATAGTCTTCAAATGTCAACTACTAGCGATGCAAATGCGCCTGGAACTTACAGTGTTGTATTGGCTGCAGGTAGCACTGGTAGTAACGATCTTACAATAGCTAGTACAGCGCCTGATGCTATAAACGAAATGAATTTTACATGCCTAGACTTTACGGGTAACACAACGTTTACACCTGGTACAAAAACAAACTTAACCGCTTCTGGATCTGTAACATTTAATAGTGAAAGAGCTATGACAGCTGTTGGCGCTGGTGTAGGTACAAAAAACTTTAGTTTTACTTATACAAAATCATCAGGTACAATGACGCTTGATAGACAGCCAAACGTTAGAGATGTTGTCGGTGCGGAAACAGTTGTTAATCTAACTAGCGATCAGCTTGGAAATGTTACAACTTTACCTATATCAGACACTGAAGGTATAAAAGTTGGTATGACTGTAGAAGGTGAAGGAATAGCAGAAGGTACTACAGTAACAACTGTAAACGAAAACACAAGTGTAGTTATATCTACAGGGACTACAGCTGCTATAGGTGTTGAAATAAATTTAACTTTCAAAAGCGATTACATATATGAAATGACAGATGCAATAGCTACTATAAACGGTGGTGCAACAGCTGTAACTGTAGCAGGTAATATAAAAATTAATCAATACGGTAAAAAAGGAGATTCAACTACACCTGATGGAAACATTATATTAAAACCTAACTTTATAACAATATCATAATATGCCAGTAACATTAACATTTAGCCAACCATTAAACGTATCTTGTCAAGTAGGTGATACGGCTTTTTACGCCCCAACATCAACATCTGGTGGTTTTACTAATGCTACATCGGCTAGTATTGTTAACATTGGTGTTATAACAGCTATAAGCGGTAGCACTATAACTATACAAAATCATTTAGCTGTACCGCCAAATAGCTCTTATATATTTTTTATGAAAGACAATAAGGCTAATTTAAGTAGCTTGTTAGGTTATTATGCAGAAGTTAAATTTAAAAACACCTCAACAACAGATGCAGAGCTGTTTAGCGTGGGTATGGATATATTTGAAAGTAGTAAATAATCGGTAAAAAGTGTGATTAAAATAGTATATAATTAAATATACTTATGTCAAATCAAGAAATACGCTTAAATACTAGAGAAAAAATACTAGACTTTCAAGAGGCTTTAGTTAGTAAAGCTGATGAAGTTGATATAGTAACTCATCAAGATTCAACTCATTTTCCATTAAAACACACGTTTGCTGATGGCATATACGTTAGACAAATGTCAATGAAAAAAGGATCTGTTGTCGTTGGCGCTATACACAAACACTTACATGTATGGTTTTTATTGACTGGTCATATATCAGTTGCTACAGAAAAAGATGTTGAAGATTATGTTGCACCTTGCTATGTAGTAGCAAAACCAGGAACAAAAAGAGTTATATATGCAAATGAACAAAGTATATTTGTAAATATACATAAAAATCCAACTAACACACAAGATATACAACAATTAGAAAAAGATATTGTTGCAAAAGATTTTAAAGAATATGAAGAATACATTAATCAAAATAAATAAACTATGAGTTTTTTACTAGTAGGTGCTGCTGCTGTAGGTGTCGGTGCTGGTGTAGCTAAAGCAATTGGTGGTGCAAAAAGAAGAAAAGCCGCTGAAGCAGAAGCTAAACAAGCTAAAGCTGAAGTTGAAGCAAGAAAACAACAATTTGCTGAGCTAGACACTAGCAACCCGTTTGCAAACATGGAAAACAAAATGGAAGATCTTACTGTTAACCAACAGGAAGCTGAGTTCATGAAGCAACAACAACAGCAAAGCCAAGCAAACATACTTAATCAATTAAAAGGAGCCGCAGGTAGTTCTGGCGTTGCTGGTTTAGCACAAACACTAGCTAATCAAGGTGCGTTAGATGCTCAAAAAGCGTCTATATCTATAGGTAGACAAGAACAAGCTAATCAACAATTAGAAAGACAAGCTGCTCAGCAAATACAAGCTCAAGAGAGACAAGGTGAAATTATGTCTAGAGATATGGAAAGAAGTAAAATTTCTAACCTTATGGCTATGGCTAGTGCTGATGAAGAAGCTGCTAATATGAAAGAGCAAATGGCTAATCAACAAATGTGGTCTGGTATAGGTCAAGCTGCTGGCTCAATAACTAATGCTTTAATGCCATCACCAGCAACAATGAAGTCACCTATGAAACAAGTTGACGCTGGTTTAATAAGTGCTTATAGAGCTGGTAAATTATCTGGTGTTGATAGAACTGCTGGTATGGGTATGGATGTGTTAGGTAATGTTGCAAATCAAGCTATAGCAGGTATAAAACAAAAAAGAGCACAAGACAAAGCTGATGCAGAGGCTTTGAAAAAAGAAAACGCAGAATTAAAAGCTGAAGGTCAAGAGTTAGCTCAAACAGTGTTAGACGCTAGTGGTGGTTTAGGTGAAAACATTTTTGATGCTTTTAGTGGTAACATAAAGGCTTATCAAGAAGAGTTTGATCAAGCTGTATTAGATGGTGATAAAGATGCTCAAGCTAAAATAAAAGGTAACATGAATAACTTTGCTGCAGAAGCTGCTAACTTAAAAGACTTGCGTATGGATATTGCAAAGACTTTTGATACAAAAAGCTTTGAAGGTAAAGAAATGCCTAACTTAATCAAAAACTTAGATGCAGATAGTCAAGGTTTATTAAAAACTGTTATGGATCCTAATGCCAAAGTAGGTACTAAAATGGTTGATGGTAAAGTTGTAACAACATTTAATTATAATGGTAAAGATTATACTAGAGCTGAAATAGAACAAAAACTATACGATTCAAGAGAAGATGTTGTAAGTATTAATGAAATGCAAAAGCTTAGAGATGGTATAAAAGCAAAAGCATTAGAAGATGTTGCTATATCTACAGATGAAACTGACTTTACAAAAGACTTTGAAAATATAAAAGCTGATACTAAAAGTAAAATTACTAAAACATTAAGAAATGGTAATTTATTGTCATTAGTAAATGATGACATACTTGGTAATGGTAGAAGTTTTAAAGAAGATTTATTTAACTCACCACAATTAAATAAAATATCTTATGAGTCTTTAGGTTTAAAAGCTCCAAAAGGAGATGATGGACAATTAAGCCCTGAAGAAGTTGCTGTATTAAGTGACGAAGATAAATCAAGATTAGTTGAAGCTATGACTAATAGAGATAGTGAATACTTTAAAGCTATTGGTGGTGAAGATATGTTAGTAGATATGATGGCTGATTATGTTACAGCTGATATTCAAACACAATATAACAATGCTATTGGTAGAGGCGAAGCAGCTATAGGAAAACAATACGCAACAACAGATCAATTATTAGACGCATATAAACCTGAAGCATAATAAATGAAATTAAATACTCAAGATCATCAAGAACTTACTGGTATAGTAGCGAGAATGAAAGCTGATAGAGTATCACCACAAATGATACAACAGGCTATAGCTCGATACGTTGAACAGAAGGGTAATCAATACGCTGCTGCAGCTGAAGCTCAAAAATTGGAGCAAGCTAAACAAGATAACATTGAGAAAGAAAGGCAAGACGAAATAAAAAAGGAAAATGAAGAAAAAGAAAAGCTTGCTAAAAAAGAAAAAGAAAGAGTAGCTGCACTTGGTTATAAAGATGAGTTTCACCCTGATAATGTAAAGACTTGGATTAATAAAGACGAAGACGATATTGGCGCTTTATTAAAGAAAAAATATCCTAGAGTTGATTTTACAATACAGCCTACAGGTAGTATAGGTAATGAGGTTTTAATAACCGCACCTGGTTTTCCAGGTATGGAAATTGATTTAAATCCTTTTACGCAAAGAGGTAGAGATGAAGCTGAAAATAAATTTAAAACTTTTGATGTTTGGGCTAAACAACAGCAAGATATAGTTAAAAAAGATGGTGCTTCTATGAATTTATTATCTGGTGTAGATACACAAGGTAATTTTTTAGCAAGAAACTTTATAGAGCCAGATGATTTAGCTAGAGCTAATAAAGGTTACGAAGCTTTAGGTATAAAAATAGAAAAACAACCTTTAATACTAAGAGACGGTAGCGAGTCTACAGCGGGTAATTACGCACAAAGAGGTAAAAATGCTTTATACAGAATTGTTAAAGACGGTGAAGTAGTGTCTAGCATGTTAGACCCACAGCAACTACAAGAGTATTTAGCTAATAGAAATAATTATTCAGAAGACGATAGAATTAAGTTTTCTGAAATGGCTCATAAAACCGCTAAAGAGCAAAATGAAATAAGAAAAGCAATACAGTCTGATCCAGCATATACTGTTGACAGGTCTTTGTCAAAGGCTAATTATGCAAAATCCAAACAAAAATATAACGATGTTAAGGTACTTATGGAAGGTGCTTCTGAAGAAGATCTTGATATACTTAATGCTCATTTAAACAAACCTATTGTTTCTGATGATGGTGAGTTTGAGCCAGTTGATAATTGGGAGCAGCAAAGACTTGAAACTGTATTTTCTGATGAGGTTAGAGAAACATTAAGTGATGAGGGTAAAATTATATTTGATAGAGCTAAAGAAAAATCAGAAGAACAGTTTAAAAAAGGTGTAGATAAACAAAACGTACTAGATAATGAAAAAGTTTGGAACGCTGAATATGCTGAAAGATTAAGAGAAAGTGATGATCAATTAATAGTAAGATACAACGGTAAAGCAGGTTTAATAGCTGTTGAAGATGAAGCGGGAGAGGTTAGCGTGCAAAACCTATATAAGCAAAAAGAATCTATTGATAATAACTTAACAGAAGCTCAAAATACATTTAAAAAAGAAGCTGACGAAGATTACAGATATGCTTTAGATATATTTAAAAAAGCAAAAGCTGATGGTGTAACTGTTGAAGTAAAACAAGACAGTAAAGGTAGAAATATGTACATTGCTAAAGGTGATAAAGCAAATGAATACCAAAGCATGTTTAATAGTATTAGAACAAGAGAAGGTGAAACTTTTGATAAATATAATACAACTATAACTGTTGAAAGTAATAGATATAAAAACTGGTTAAAAAATAATCAAGAACACTCAAAGATAACTGATATTGCTGGTAGAGAAGGTGATCTTGCTAACATAATGGTAAACTCTTTTAACGATGCTTGTGCTAGTATAGGTTATTCTATACCTATATTGTTTGGTAGTGAAAATGCTATTAACATGCATCAAAGTAGACAAGGTGGTGCTGAAGCTTATGAAGCTGCGTTAGATTATAGTACAGCTATGGCTACTGGTCAAAAAGGTAGATACAGTATGATTACATTATCACAGCAAGCACCAAATATTATGTTAGCTGTTGCAACACAAGGTGTTGGTACTGCTTTTAACGCAACATCTACAGTAGCTAGTGCTTTAACAGCTGGTGCTTTTGGTATTAACTCTGGTACATCTAAATACGCTGACTTAACAATACAAGCTGGTGCAGCTGAAGAAGCTAAAAGAAGTATTAAAGAACTTGATCTTAATAAAGATTACATGGAATATGAAGACTATGTAAATCAAAGAGCTAATTTAGAAGAGCAAGTTGCTTTAGGCGATATGAGTACAGGTCAAATTATAGGAGCTTCACTAGCCTCTGGTATTATTGAAGGTGGTGTAGCTTTTGCTTTAGGTACAATACCTAACGCTAGTAAGCTTGTAAGAGGTATTATAGGAACATCACAAGCAGATGATGTTTTAGCAGCTGTAACTAGTAAAAATTTACAATACATTATGGGTGTAGGTTTTGAAGGTGTTAAAAGAACAGCTGGTGAGGTTGCTGAAGAAAGTATAATACACTTTGGTGATATGGCTTCTGAAGCAGCTTTTCTTGGTAGAGATGTAGATTTTAGTCAAGGTTGGGGTGATGTGATAGCTAGTTCTATTATAACGTCAGGCGCAATGAACGGACCTGGTTTAACGTATTCTAGTATAATGAATAGAGTACAAACAAAAGCAGATAGAGCTACATACTTTGAGCATAAAGAAACAATTGACAAATACAAAAAACAAATAGGTAATCCAGATCTAACAGAGCTAGAAAGAGAAACTTTAAGAAACGGTATAATAGAAGAAAAAGCTAAACTAGCTAATCTTACTGATGGTATGGAGGTAACAAGTATGTTACTTGGTGGTAAAGGTACAGAAGCTATAGTTAAAAACGGTATGATACTAGATCAATTACATTTTGATGCTGGTGTAATACCTGGCGATTCACAGGCTGTAATAGATGAAAAAACTAA